TAGATGACTTGCAAAAAGCAAGAGTCTACATTGAAAAAAGAATTGCACTTTATCATGACAGAACTTAAAGATTGGTTGAACTCAATTAACACAGGTAAAAATAATTTAATTGATGAGGATATTGATTTAGAAAAAAAATATCCATCTTATATTGTTAATAGATGTCTATCTGGACACATAGATGCGGTTATGTTTGCGAATGAAATGAACAAACATCCTAATCTAGCAAAGAAGTTACAATATGACTTTTTTCTAAATAGTCTCAGGAAAAGGAAGAGATACTCTCCTTGGCTTCGTAAAGAACAAATTGAAAACCTTGAACTTGTCAAACAATACTATGGTTATAGTAATGAAAAGGCAAAACAGGTTTTGAACATTCTGACTAGAGAACAATTCTCGTTTATACGAGATCGACTTGAGACTGGAGGAAAAAAATGAACTCAATTGTTGAGCCTCAAATTAATTGGTCGCAAGACCAGATGATTGAAATTACATTAAATGAACCAGATGATTTTCTTAAAGTAAGAGAAACTCTGACTCGTATTGGTGTAGCTTCAAGAAAGGAAAAGAAATTATATCAGTCTTGCCATATTCTTCATAAACAAGGCAGATACTACATCGTTCATTTCAAAGAACTATTTGCATTGGATGGTAAGAGAGCTAATATTACAGTCAATGATGTACAAAGAAGAAATCGTATTATCCAGTTACTTTTAGACTGGGGATTGGTTTCTGTTGTCTCGACTGATAAAGTTAATGACATCGCACCACTTAATCAGATTAAAGTTATTTCTTATAAAGAAAAGAATGACTGGAATCTTGAAACTAAGTATAATATAGGTAAAAGAAAAAAATCAGAGGAGGAAGGAAATGGTAATTAAGATGGATAAATCTGAAGACTTTATTAAAAGTGGCAAAAAACTAATTAGTGAATATGACGGTGCAAATTTAAAGGAAGAAGAGGAAGAGAAACCACAATTACTTAATGAAAAAAAGGAATTATTGAATGACTGACAATTTACATCGAAAGACATTACTTGGTCTTTTGAAAGAAAGAGCGTACAAACACGGTCAATTTACTTTATCATCAGGTAAAGAGTCAGAACATTATGTTAATTGTAAACCTGTTACATTATCTTGTGAAGGAAATGCTTTGTTGTCTCTATTAATGATTAAAGAGATAGAAGATAAATCAGTTGCAGTTGGCGGACTTACATTAGGTGCAGATCCATTAGTATGTGGTGTTGCACAAAGGGCTTATTACTCAGGTAATAGACATGTTGATGCATTAATTGTGAGAAAGAATCCAAAAGGATATGGTACTAAAGAAGTTATTGAAGGTAACAAGCCACCCAAAGGATCTATCGTTACAGTATTAGAAGATGTAACCACAACTGGTAGTAGTGCAATTAAAGCAGTGAATGTTTTGCGTGATGCAGGGTATGTAGTAAATCGTGTTGTTGCTATTGTAGATAGATGTGAAGATCATAAAGTGTGGGAAGATAACAAACTTGAATTTGTATCCTTATTCAAATTAGATGATATTACTAATTCTTAATGAAGAAGTGTTACTTTATTATTAAGTGTTATAATTAGTTATGTGTTGATATGAGGACAATCTATGCATCACAATCTTATCTCATATAATAGTATGAGACCTTGGCTAAATGTAGAAAAAGAAACATCTTATGGTGATTCAATTGATGACTACTTTGAATGTATTTCAGAATGTGATACGAGAGATAAAACATGTATCTCTCATTGTAGAGTGTTATTAGAATAGGAGGAAAACCGAAGTGTTTATGAGGGGTTCACCACCCCTTATTTTTTTGTCTGCTGTTATAATTAGTAGTGTCGCCGTAAGGGACACAATTTACACTCGCTTATTAAAGGAGAACTATGACTAACATTCAAAGATATCGTGCTGCAGATCTTGGAGATTTAATGGATCGCATCACAAAAAATAGTATCGGTATGGATACTTATTTCGATAAGTTTTTCAATGAGACTATAACAAACTATCCACCTTACAATCTAATTCAAGTAAGTAATACTGAGTCTCGGTTAGAGATTGCACTTGCTGGATTTAAAAAGGATGAAGTTAAAGTCTACACCGAATACGGAAAACTATTCGTTGAAGGAAAGAAAAAGGATAATAAAAAGAAAGAATCTGATTATGTCTATCAAGGACTAGCTCAGAGATCTTTCAACAGAGCATGGACACTCTCAGATGATTATGAAGTCAGGGATGTCAAATTAGAAGATGGACTTCTTACTGTTAAATTGGGTAAGGTAGTTCCAGAACATCACGCTCGTAAAAATTACCTATAAATAAAATCACATAGGATTAAAGGCCACTTGACTTTTGTTGAGTGGTCTTTTATAATGTAAACATAGAAAATGTTAAATGTCTGTTAAATTAGTAATGCTCAAGTCAGGTGAGGATATCATCGCTGACGTAAAAGAGATTAAATCTGTTGAACAAGAGGTTGTTGGATATTATTTTCATGACCCCTTAATTATAAAAATGTATCAACCAGAGGAACCAACTGTTTTAAATGAAGATTCTTCGACAAGACAGTATGCATCAAAAATTAGTATTCAATTTTATCCTTGGATGCCTCTTGCAGCGGACTCTAAAATACCTTGTTCTGCTGATTGGGTAGTAACCATTGTTGAACCAGTACAAAACGTAAAAGCACTTTATCAGGAGAGATTAGATGGAAGACACAAAGGTAATCAAAGTCCTATTGTTGTCCAGTCAGGAGATAGTAGTATCTGAGATTGAAGAAATCGCTGCAGAGTTTGGAGATCCAAATTGTAAATTAACAAAACCTTACAAAATCGAAGGTGGTGCTTTACATAAGTGGATGCAAGACTATACTGAACAAAATGAGATAATGATTAGTGCTGATAAGATTGTAACTCTTGTCACTCCTAGTCCTATGATTTTTCAACAGTATTCTAAAGTGACTTCGTGAAATTTTACACCAACATACAGCTCATAGGTAATCAGTTTTTGATTCGTGGATATGAGAATGGAAAACACATCACACACAGAGAAGAATGGAAACCAACTTTATTTGTTCCATCTAAAAGAAAAACAAAATATAAAACCTTAGAAGGCGACTCTGTTGAACCAATTCAACCTGGCTTCGTAAGAGATTGTCGTGAGTTTTATAAGAAGTATGATGAAGTTGAGAACTTTAAAATATATGGCAATGACAGATATGTTTATCAATATATTTCAGAAAAATATCCAGAGGATCATATACAGTTTGATATTAAAAAGATTCGTCTTGTAACGATTGACATTGAGGTTGCTGCAGAGAGTGGTTTCCCTGATGTTGAAAATGTTGCAGAAGAATTATTACTGATTAGTTTACAGGATTATGCAACAAAGAAGGTGACAACCTTTGGTTCAAGATCTTTTATAAACAAAGACCCAAATGTAACTTACATTTTATGTGATGATGAAGCTCATCTTCTTAGATCATTCTTAGCATACTGGAGAAAGAATCTACCAGAAGTAATTACTGGTTGGAACTCTCAAATGTATGATATACCATATCTTGCTGGTAGAATCAATCGTGTTCTTGGTGAGAAGTCCATGAAAGACTTATCGCCTTGGGGTCTTGTATCTCAGGATGAAGTTTATATTAGTGGTCGTAAGAATATCACATATGACATTGGTGGTGTTACTCAACTTGATTATCTTGATCTATACAAAAGATTTACATATACAAATCAAGAGTCTTATCGATTGGACTATATCGCCAACTATGAACTAGGTGAGAAGAAACTTGATCACAATGAGTATGATACTTTCCGTGAGTTTTATACAAAAGATTGGGATAAGTTTGTTCGATACAATATCAAAGACGTTCAACTTGTTGACCGTATGGAAGACAAGTTGAAATTAATTGAACTTGCGATTACAATGGCATTTGATGCTAAAGTTAATTTCATCGACATTCATTACCAAGTAAGAATGTGGGACACAATTATTTACAACTATCTAAAGAAAAGAAACATTGTCATACCACCAAAGAAAAGAACATCTAAATCAGAAAAATACGCAGGGGCGTATGTCAAGGAACCGAAGCCAGGAAAGTATGATTGGGTGGTTAGTTTTGACCTCAATTCTCTGTATCCTCATCTCATTATGCAATATAATATTTCCCCAGAGACCCTCAAGGATGACAAACACCCAACAGCTACAGTTGATCGAATACTTAAAGAAGAAATAGATTTCCAACTTTATAAAGATAGTGCTGTGTGTGCCAATGGTGCAATGTTCCGTACTGACATTCGTGGTTTTCTACCAGAGATCATGGAGAAGATATACACAGAAAGAACTGTGTATAAGAAAAAGATGCTTGCTGCAAAACAGAAGTATGAAGATACTAAAGATCCTAAACTTGTAAAAGATATCGCAACATTTAATAACATTCAGATGGCTCGTAAGATCCAACTAAACTCTGCTTATGGTGCTATTGGTAACGAATACTTTCGTTATTACAAACTTGAAAATGCAGAAGCGATTACTTTATCTGGTCAGGTTTCAATTCGTTGGATTGAAGATCGCATGAACAAGTATCTAAACAAAATTTTAAAAACGGAGAATGAAGATTATGTTATTGCTGTTGATACCGATTCTATCTATTTGCATCTGGGCCCTCTGGTCGAGGTTATATACAAAGAACGAGAGAAGACTACTGAAGGTGTTGTTGGGTTCCTTAACAAGATCTGTGAGATGGAATTTGAAAAGTATATTTCGAGTTCTT